AGCAGATACTAATGGTGATGGTAAAGTATCTGATACAGAACATGAGATGTTCTTAGAGTTCAAACGTAAAGAACTTGAAGATGCAGATGCAATGAGAGATGCACAGCGCTCAATGGCGTGGTTTGCTTTATTTGGTATGTTGTTATATCCGTTTGCAGTCGTACTTGCAAACTTGATTGGATTAGACCAAGCATCAAAAATACTTGGTGACATGGCTGCAACGTATTTTGTTTCAGTCGCTGCAATTGTTGCTGCGTTCTTTGGAACACAAGCGTACACCAAAAAGAAGTAGGATACCTAAATGGCCAACGATGGAATACAACTCAGAGAAGCAACTGCAAATCTAAATCGTGCAACTCAAGAACTGCAAAAGTTCAATGAGTCTACTGCTGCTGAGGTTGGCAAACTTGTTGGTAAGAATATTGGTGATGTTGCACAAAAGTTTACAGCAGGATTTGAACAAATTCCAGGCGTTCAAACTTTAGGTTCTGTTGGGAAAACCTTATTCAATAAAACATTTGCAAAAATAAAAGAAAAACGTGAATTACGACTTTTACAAGACAGGTTGGGTTTAAAAGATGATGAGTTTAAGGCACTTCAACAACAGAAAAAAGTAACAGATGCACAAGCAAAAGCAAATGAAGAATTTAAAAATGCATCTGAAAGTATTCTTGGTATAAGTGTAAGCGTTGAAGAAAAGTTTGAATCTGCATTAAAGAATTTTGATGTAAGAACTGGTCAATTTATGGATGAAAATAATAAATTTGCTGGTGGTGTGAATAGACTTATAGGACAGCAAGAAGAGTCCATTCAAAAACAGAATGAAAGAACTGCCCAAGAGTTAGAAACATCCCAGAAAATCGCAAAAAACTTTGATGGTAGAGAACTTGGTAAAGATGCTAAAAAACAGTTAAATGCGATTAGTCCAGCAGATAAGATAATGAGTGATGGTATTACTGATTTAGTTAATGGACAAAGACAACTTTTAAATGCAGATTTGAAAGGTAAGTCAAAACAAAAAGAAATTACAAACGAACAAACAAGAGCAGATAAACGACAAGAAAACGTATTCAAGAAGATTGCTGGCAACTTAGGTTTCCTCAAGGATTCAGCAGAAGAAGGTCAAGATGAAAACAAAGGTTTCTTTGGTAATCTGATATCAAAGTTTGCTGGATTTAGAATTGCAATAATGGGTCTGCCTGCACTCTTTGTTACACTGAAAGCATCACTCCTTGCATTTGGTGCTGCACTTGCACCACTCGCTGTACCTATCGCAATTGGTGCTGCAGCTTTACTAGGATTCGTTGCATTCATTAAAGGTTTCATTAAAGGATTTGGTGAGGGTGGTTTCTTCGGTGGTGTTAAAGAAGGACTGATGGAAGTCTTCGATTGGTTTGTTGGTTTCCCTCTACGTCTTCTCAAAAATCTAACCACATTCGTATTAAGGTTCTTAGGATTTGATGCACTCGCAGATGATATTGATGCTGCGTTTGAACCATTCCTATCTGCACTTCGTGGTATCTTTGGTGTATTGACAGATGTTCTCATAACACCAATAGTTGCAGTTGGTAGAACAATTGCTGGTATATTTGATGGATTGATTGATATCCTTATGGCACCAATCAATGGATTATTAACCACAATACAATCTGCATTTGGTGGTATCATGGATATCTTTGAAGGTATCGGTATGTTATTCTCTGGTGACATCATGGGTGGATTAAAAATGATATTCAGTGGTATCACTGATGTACTCATGGCACCGATTGATGGACTAATAGTATTCATCAAAGAAATATTTGGTGGGTTGTTAACTATTATAACTGCACCGTTCAAAGCCATATACGATACTCTGGGTGACTTATTCTTTAACCCAACTTCAACAGTTGGTCAGATTGTTGCATGGATTGGAGAAACCTTTGGTGGGTTCTTTGATTTCATAACAAAACCATTCCGTGGTCTATATGACTTGGTTGCTGGTATATTTACGTTTGACCTTGAACAGATTGGTAACGGTATATTTAAACTGGTTGGTGGATTATTCGATATTGTTACTTCACCGTTTAGGTCAATCTTTAACCTTATCAGTAGTATTTTTGATTTCGATTTCTTGGGTTATCTTGCAACTCTGCCTGGCGTCAAACAAGTTATGAGTGTTATTAAAGGTGTTACTGGTTTCTTTACAAGTAATGAAGAAGAGGACAAGGCAAAGGAAGACCGTGATGCCGCTGCGAAAAAAGCAAGAGTATCCGAAAAAAGATTAGACCAAGCACAAAGAAGAGTAGACATAGTAAAAACTGGTAACCTTACTATTAATGGACAGGCTGCATCAACAGAACAACGTGCGAAAATGTCTGAACAATATGAGTTTGCAAGGGATTATGAAGCACTTGACCATAATGACAATATGAATGCACTTCGTGAGGCACAAGACAGATATGCAGAAGTTATGAATAAGACAACTCTTCCAGAGTTGGTATCTAATGCAAGTGAATCAATGAGAAGTGCATTGTTTGGTGCAAACGAAAATACTATTGCAAAAATTGAAGCAGAAAAAGAAGCCGCACTTGCAAAACAAGAAAAGTCATTTGCAATGTTTAACAGTGGTGAAGAATTTATGTCGGATGAAGAAATCGCTGCAAGATTACAAAAGACTAGAGATGAGTATGACCTAAAACTTCAAACAGAAATGGACAAAGGTTTGGGTATGTTTAAAACTATTGGTAGTGTTTTTGATGACTTATTTAACTTTGACTTCATGGGTATGATTAAAGATATTCCTGGCGTGTCCACTGTATTGGGTTTCCTTGGATTGGGTGGAGACAAATCACTTGATGATTCAATTAAAGATAAAGAAGATTATATTTCAAGTCTGAAAAAAGATGTTGCGAATGATGGTTTCTTTGAAAGTAAAAGTAATCGTGAAAAAGATAAATTAGCACTTGCAGAAGCAATGAAAGAACTGGAAGACATGAGAGCAGAACAGGCTGGTAATGTTACGGTTGTAAACAATAATAATGTAGTCAATGCAAACACTAATACATCTAACAATCAAACAACTACTGTTCCATTAAGAGATACTACACCTCCTGCTGGTACACTTACACCAGCATTTGCTGACTTCTAGTGGTCATAGACATTCGGCCCATCTTGAACTTTGACAGGTTTACAATATGCAGTGACTCTATCTTTGGGGTCTACATATGAATTGTATGAATAATTACCATACTGTCTGGGTATACGTTTAGCGTAATACTGACATACATCAATACTTCTGAATATCATTGCATTAGGTTGTACCTGTCGAAACTCACCTGTTCCCATAACAACTACTAACATGAATGCGTGTATCATCTGTACTTAGCAAGTTCATTATTGAACTTCCATTCTGCATCTGCTATACGCAGTTTCATCTCTCTAACGTGTCGTTCACTTTCTGATTCTGGAATGTGTGGAACATGAACTTCATACATCCATGTACACCAGGCTATCAATGTGATTAACAGTATAAGGGTTATTGTGAGAATAATTGCGGTCATCTCTTTTTCAAACTTTCTTCCATGCTCTTCATCATTTCTTCAATCATGGGTGTGCTTTTGTTTGGTTCGTACACACACTTTATTTGTCTAGGACAGTACTCAAACCTATCAATAAAAACTGTGTCGGTAGTTTTGTTTGGGCCCAGATAGATACATATTTTCTGGGTTAATACTATTTTCTTTTTTGCAAGTCTACAAGTAACGAGTACTTTATCTTTTGCCTTTTCTTCAGCGTTGTATGTTCTTCCTATTGATAATGCAGATGTTGATGGTAACGCAAATGCGATTACCAGTAACGCAAATATAGACTTAAACACCCTTTACTGACATTAACCATAGTATGAATAGATATCCTAAAAATAACATTCCACTAATTAATATTGTACCAAAGAATGCCTCTACCCAAAATCGTTGTCGTTCTTTTTGTGCATATATCATTGCTTGTCGTTTCTTACGAATTTCGCCCTCAGTTTTCAAGAGCTCTTCCCATGCACTTGGGCCCCTACTAAATGTAATAATCTGTTTTAGTTGTCCACGCATATCTTCGGCCTTCTTTTTTGCCATAAAGATTTGCATAGCTTCTTCTTCTACCGACCCTGCCTGAAATATCTTTTTAAAGAGGGGCGGCTTCTTATTGTATTCTTCTGCTTTTCTAATATCAGATACCGCACCCATCCAGCGACCCATATCGCCAGCCATAGATTCAATATCTCGACCTACCTCAAAACCTTTTTTTATGGCGTTGAACGCACTAGACGCTGCCGAAACGGCAGCAACAATTTCAATCATCTCTCTCTCCCATTGACGACTCACACCACTATTTATAAAAAAAGAGAGGCAGGGTTGCCCCTGCCTCTCCATCTTCTTCTACTATACGTTATCTTTTTGTGGTGTTACGACTCTGGTAAGAGACTTTCTGCACAGGGATGGATAACCTACCCTCTACTGTTGAGCAAGTTTCTGAAAGTAAGACATTGTATCGTCTTCATCTTCAGTAGGACTTGCCATTGAAGGCATAGTCGGTGCTGGTTCACTCTTCATTACAGGTGTCTCAACAACCGCCTCATCCATCATTGCAGCCGCACTTGCAGTCACCGTACCAGATAGAACATCGTCCAATCTTTTCTTCAACTCATCATATGACTTGAAGTTGGTTGGTGCAAGGAACTCTTGCAATGAGTATTGCTTGTTATAGATATCCTCTAGAACTGCATCGTCATCTGACAATGGTGACACTGCCTCAAAAGAGGATGCATCATAGTTCCAGTAACCATCTACCTTACGAATCTTCAGTTTGAAGTTCGCACCTTCCCAGAAATCGAAAGGATTGATAGGAGTCTCATCTTCAAATTCTGGTTGCATTGCAGCCATCATTTTGTCAAAGATTTTCTTACCAAACCTAAAGAGGAATACCTTCCCTTCATTTTCTGGGTGTTTGGAGTCAGACACAACGTAGATATTTGAGTAGTACTCAAGTTTACGTTTCTGCTTCCTCGCAATCTCCTTATCTGATTCAAGACCAGAATTCCAGAGTGACGAGTTGTACTCAGATACAGGGTCTTTCCCACCGTTCAAAGTAGTCAAAGAATTCTCAATGTACCACTTACCAGTTGGGCCTTGGAAAGCGTGTTTCCAAAGTTTCACCCAAGGCAATTCCTCACCTGTTGGTGCTGGTAGGAAACGAATAACTGCATAACCGTTACCAGACTTATCCAGTTCTGGTTTCCACAGTCTTTCGTCTACATAAGACTTTTTCTCTTGAGGGGCACTCTCTGCTTGAACTTGAGAGAGTAGTTTATCTAGCGTGTTCGCACGCCTAAGGGTATCTAACGACATAATTTTCTCCTATTGTATGTTATCGTATGTTGATTTATTTCACGTTCTTTCATTATATAATAGTATTTAGTATACTACATCATCCACCCAAAGTCAAGGAGTCTTTGGACTTCTTCTTGAGTAATATACTGTAGATTTTGACAATCACGCCATTCTTCAACAAAACAACAGGTGTCATTTGTTCCTAGAACATCTTTATTCACCTTGTAAAATTGAACCTCTGGGTACTTGTCAAAATTCGTTTTGTGACCGACAATCCAATTGTCTGGCTTCACATAATTCGATGTCTCTGGTAAGTAACCTGTTGTACCACCATAGACGTTATTCAGTTTCTTGTCTTCAGAATACAAGTCGTGTCCAATTATAAACACATTCCTTGCACCCATCTCACAAGCGATTTGTATGGACAGAACACCGCAACTCTGCATTCTGTCATTCTCAATAGTTTTTGCAAGGTCATTCTCTTTCACACCAGTGATAAAAGTCTTAACCTGTTTGCGTTCCCATTCTAGTTTCTTAATATCAATGTTTGGATTCTCTTGCACAATTCTTTGAAAGTGAGCGTCTACTTCATCTGTCTTAGAACCATGTATCACAAATCCAACATCGTTATCTTCAATATGTATATCAGCATCTGGATAGTCATTCTTGATTGTATCCAAGAAAAACATAGGCAATACATTCCAATCACGAATATGAGTGTGGTTGTCTATACAATAACCACTCCTGTATATCTCATGAGTGATTTCATTGTCCACTGTTAACAGATGGTCAACCTTCATATCACGATAGATTGCATTACACCCAAACGTAGTGCCTCGACCTTCGATAACATTCATATCAAAATCAAGTCTTGACTTTCCGTTACCAAAACAAAAAGCGTTATCAAATGTCATTCTACTCTGAATCAATATTTCTGAGTTCAGGCCAGGATGCTGGGAAAAGTGTGTGTCCATATTCATCAATCTTATTTGCAATTATCTGTGTCTCGTATTGAGTGTCTTTTGCACAACGTAAATTACATACTCTTGCAAATGCCATCAATGTACCAGACCAGTACCATTCTGTATAAAGGTTTTGTGGAAGAACCATCCTCGCCATTTCTGGTGCGATGTTGGCGTTCAACAGATTCTTATATGTCTGTGTCACGAACTGAATTGCACTATCAATACTGTACTCAACGGTTTCACTACTACTACCTTGTTTCTTATCTTCTGCTCTTAGTCTCCAATCATTTGGAATATAGAATTCTGGTTCGTCATCTACATACCTTCTGGATATTTCGTTCCACACCAAACCTACTTGGTGTTTAACTAATTGTCTTGCGACAAAAATTGGTGCCTTAATATGGAACTGCATAGATGCGTGTCCAAAAGGACTCCAGTGGTCTTCTCTTGCGAGAAACCTAATCAGTTTGAGGTCACCGTGTTCAAACTGTGTTTTCTTTTTACCAAAGGATACCCTCGCTGCATTTACTACAGAGAGGTCATCACCCATATGGTCTACAAGTTCAACTTCCAAGTTTCATTGACTCCTCTCCTTCATGTTTTGCTTCGGCATATGTTTTTCTAGTAAAGAAAGCAGTAGTCTGTTTTCCATTAAATACTTGACAATGAAATACAGGTGGTTTTGCTTTCACATAGTCGGCAGGCCTGTCATCCTTTGCTGGGATGACATAACCGCCTTGGAATATTTTGTAAGACCTAGTGTCGTGCATAACGACTCCTTGGTCTACGAGGTGGGTTAGAAGCAAGATGCTTCACCCTTTCAGAAAGGATTTTATCCCTTGTCTGAAGTTCTGCCAAGTCGTGTTCCAGATTACGGATACGACCTTGGGATTGTTCGAGCTTCGCACGATAGAAGTCTCGTTCTTTTACGACTGAATCAGTCATTGAAATGCTCCTTTACTAACTGCATTGTTATTATCCTATACTCATTTACGTCATTTGTCAAGAGGTTACTGTAATTTTTTATCAGTTTTTTTCTATCGGGCCATACAATTGTTTCCTGTATCTGTTTATCGAATCTACTACAAAACCCAAGAAGTGATTCCAGTATCGCTACTGTCTCCATTGAAGTCTTCTTAGACATGAATTGTTTTAACAACAAGGGATGTTGTCCTTCACTAGCAAAGATATCATCAAAGGTTTCAACCTTGTTGAATAACTCTGTAAGTTCTGATTTGTAATTATACTTGAGGGATTGATTTCTTTTCTTCCAGTTCAAATAATTCTCATCGTTAAAATTTCCAACCCAGCCTTTGGGATTGACTATAAAGTTGGATATGAAGAAGTCCTTGGTATCGTCTTTGTACTTTCGTGCAACACGACCAAAGAAGGGTCTGTCCTTTCGTTTTAAGAACGAGTCCACACTCACATTCGCCTTACCATTATATTTTGCATAGTCGTAGTTACTAGTAAAGTGAAGTTTCAACGCATGATATACTTTGTATGCGTCATATGCTTCCATCAGATTGGTAACTGTGCGACTTTGGGTAAATAATGTAAATCCCTTGCATTGCACTCAATCTTCTCTTTGAGAGATTTTGTGATAAGGGGTTTTACTGTATCTGGTTCGATGTTGTTTTTCTCACAATAGTCTAGTACTGCTTCCATATGAGAACATCCACATTCCTGTACTACCTGTTCTACTGCGAGAGAAAATTTCTTAGGTGTCATCAATTTTTCCATATTCATAATCTTTCCTATTAAATTAAAGAAGTGGGGTTAACCATGACCCCACACGAGCGTATTAAGTCGCCACACTATTCGTGTTCGCCACCAGCGCCTCTAC